GATATTTTTTTATTTAAAATAGCAGATTGCGCTTCATTATGATACATTTTGGTATCCATGATATTGTTAATCGCTTCAATAGTAGGCTCAGTCATTTCATACATTTCAGGAATTGAACCTTTAATCTTCTCGATATCTCCCGCCTTAGCCCAATCAATTAATTCATCGACATATAAACTTATTTTATCCTCCTGAGCAAACACGAAATCTGCATAAGGTATTTCTTTGGGCGTAATATCTTTCTTGTAGCCCTCTAAATATTCATCCTTATAGCCACTTTCCTCCTCAAGCACCTCAACCATTTCTTCTGGAGACATGATCCCATGGGATGTTTGAATAACGGAATTGACAATTATAACACCATACCAATCAAAGCACATACCTATTTCCATAATAGATGATTCAGATTGGCGAGCATTCTCTTCTAATGTCGTTTTTATATCGTCATTTAGCTGTAGACCTTTTAACCCAAAGGCTAAACAAATAAATGACAAGCAGTAAACTATAAATCTAGGTTTCATTTTTTTATGAACTGAGAGGGGTTCTTTTCGAATTTCTTGCCAAGCCTGACTATGCCCCCGATTACCTCGGGACTCACTACCCCGATTATACCATAGGCAATCGCCTTGGTGAGGGAGGAGACATCTGTCTGCTCTAAAACGAACCAAGCTATGCCAGCGGCGATAGCCGCCGTAACAATTCTTTTAAATTGTTGTTTTACCGATAATCCACTATCACCCGATAAAAGGCGAGCAAACATTGCTGCTGCGCCAACTAGGGGGACTAACCAACCTCCATTAAGAAACTCTTTTATAATAGATTTTTCGGGTTCCATATCTCTTAGTTACACTTTATAAAAAAAAAGCCCCCCTTTCGGGAGGCTTTTTAATTATATTTTTAAACGTTTAAATTAGAACTTAAACGTCAATCCTGCACTCCAGAAGATTTCTTCATCAACTGCAAAGGTAGCAATATCAATGTCGTTATCGGCGTAAGCGCCCTGAATATAAACATCAGTATTGTCCTTTAATGCATATGTGGCCTTAACTCCAGCATGGAGGGCATCATAAGCGTCAAACCAACTGCGAGTAACGAACGGGGACAGTGTGAGGTTTTCGATGGACGCAACAGAGAAGTCACGCTTAACAGTTACCTCAATGCCTTCCCAATCATACTCTAGATCACTCCAGAAGTGAACGCCGACATCAGCAAAAGAAGTGGCAAGCCATGCACCCGCACCTACCTCCTCAGAGGTGGGAAGAACGCCTTCAAATTGATGGTAACGGAATTGACCTTCTGCCAAAAGATTCAAAGAACCAAGCTTGACTGACCGTGAAAGACCAACCCCAAAGTGACTCTCAGACTCGCTATCGGCAACCAAAGAAGCGGAAGCGTTCAGGCCAAAACCCGCAAATTCCTGATTGGTTGACAATGTAGTTGAGTAAGCGTCTTTGGCTCTGCCAAGACCCCGATAGAACTGCTGATCTTCAGCGGCAAAATCAAGGCTGATATCTCCTGCATTACTAAAAGTAATGCCCAATATGGTTATAAAACCGAGTATTAATTTCTTCATATCTCTTATTATGACAATTTTGTCATGTTTGTCAAGTCTTTCTTTACACATTTTATACCATAAAAATCAAAAATACTTAATGCTTTTGTATCTCTATGGTAAATATCTTTATATATCACTGTTTCGATACCATAAGAAGCTATCATCGTAGCGCAAGAGGCACATGGCATTAAGGTGCAAGCCAACAACTTAGCTTCCCCCTTTTTAAAAAGACTTAAACAATTAACCTCTGCATGAATCATGAAGGGTCGCCTATAGTGGCGGTCACCCCAAAACGAATCGGCCACCTCTTTCCCTGATGCAAGACCATTATAACCCACGCCCAAAACCATATTTTCTTCGTTTAACGCGCAAGCTCCGACCTTGATATAGGGGTCCTCGCTTCTTTCAGAAGCTGCAACCGCAAGATTTAAAGCGTATTCTTCCCAAGAAGGTCGCATGTTTTTACTCCCAAGAAAAGCTCAAGGTGACTCTGGGTTCGGAAATGATTGGTTCGTGGTAAATACCCTTTTTTATTATTAAACCATCATTAGGCTTGAGAGTGATAACCGTGCCATCATCGAATCTGTAACCTGTTTCGCCTATAGCTTGAACCAATAAAACATCCATTGAATCTTTGTGCCGACCAAAAGTTGAACTTTGTGATGATAGGGAAGCATAAACATGCAATACTGTTATTTCATTGGTTTTTTGAACTTCATCGAAAGCGCTCTGAATACTGGGGGGTAAAAATGGTGATGTTAAAACGAGAGAGGAAAGGTTGTCGTTTGGATTAGCGAACACATGGAGCGAGTAATTGCTAGAGTCTCTGTCGAATTTTTTTATAACGTCGCCCCAAGTAACTTGGGCGGGTGTTACCCACTTATTTATTACCGCTTCCATGGTAAAACTCCCTTTCTAAACGCCTATATCTGGCATCAGAATGCCAAACCTCGTCTGTCTGGGGGGTATAGATTCCGTCGCGTGATTGAATAGCCTCACCCTTCGTCAGCCTCAGTGTAGAAGGCTGATAGATGTTCAAACCGCTTACGTTCGGCGGCAAGACGGTTTCGCAGGAGGTCAGCCCGATCAGCATCAGCGCTATCACCGCTGTCCCTAAGTTTTTCAATCTCTTGCGTAATTGCGTCTTCCCTGTCTCTAAAGTCTTGATGGAGATCATAATAAAATTTTTTGTTTTTGAGCGCTAAGAATAGTTCTATTGATTTTAATATTGATTTAATTAGTGTGAACATTAGCTTTTTGACTGCAATCGAAGACCACGGTTTCTTTATCATCTACAATTTCTTTAACTGAACCCCTGACTGTTTTAGCGCAGTCAATTGCCCAATTTAAAGCGCCATCTAAATTGGCATTGTAGCTGTGGTGATATTCTCCTGCACGGTTGTATACTATATAGTGTTTATTCTTCATGTTGAGGTATAAATTTTAAAGCAACTCTCCCGACATTTTCTTTATTATCGGAAAGGAATCCATTTATTAAAACGCAATCTGGCAGGAAGTCAACAGTTTTTTGATCAAGAAGATAAGTATCATCGCCAAAAATCATTTCCCGAATGGCTGTTGGACCGTTCATATAGCTTTTTACCATAAAGCCCTCCTTGTCTCGCAAATGCTCTGTTGTAGGGTTAGCTCCAACCACCTTAAATTTAACCTTCATCTTGATTCAATTACACCCAAAAAATATATAATTTTCACTTCTTTTTTATATTATATATCATTGAAGTGTAAAATCAACTATGGCGGGTGAAGGAAAAAATCAAGTAGCAAGCAGTCTTCTAGATTTGCAGCCTACTGCTGTATTGGAATTCTTTCAGATATTCCCAGACCCCGTGACTGAAGCGGGAAAACGGCTTAACTTTCATGGTGGCACCCTGTTTGGAGATGTAATCACTTGGCAAGGTGTGCAATATATCCCAGCCGCAATGGAGAGCGATGGGTTTGAGACTTTTGGCGATAAGCGTTTAGCTAGACCAAAAATACGAATTTCTAATAAGAACAATCAAATAACTCGGCTACTCCAGCTTCACAGCGACCTTGTGAATGCTGAGGTGGTGAGAAAAAAAACGTTCGTAAGGTATTTGGATGACGTTAACTTTGATGGCGGTAACCCTTTTGGCACGGCAAACGCTGACGCAGAAATAAGCTCGGAGACTTGGGTTATGGGTCAAAAGCTTCAAGAAAACAAAGTTTTCGTAGAGTTCGAATTAAATTCGCCACTAGACCTCGAAACCTTTGATGTGAATTATCGCTCCATCATAGCCAAGTATTGTTATTGGCAATATAGGGGTGAGGGTTGTCGTTACGAGGGCTTACCCATTGAAAAATCTGATGGTGAAGGCTTCACAGACCCCACGGGTGGCGTTGTTGTCCCCGTGTATCGCAGTTTTAGTCAAGACCCGCTTGTTGGTGGCACCGACATCTCATCCTTTTTTACCAACCCTGATGCCGAATATGCTATCAACAGGGCATATCAAAAAGGAGATGTGGTTATAGTTACTAATAACAAAATTTCCATCCAGCCGTATCAGGGTTATGTAACTGACGAACCCGTAAAACTAAAAACGGTATATGTATGTGTTAGCGGCAATAGTGGTGAAGCGCCAGAAAATAACCCAACTTACTGGCAACAAGATGGATGCACTAAAAAACTGGGAGCTTGCCGCAAAAGATTCAATGAAACAGAAGAATTGGGCTTTTACCTGAACTCTTCAGTCACATCGGGATTTAATTACTTGAACTTTTCGGGAACAAATACCTTGGAAAATGCCGACGGTTTTGCAGATGATGTACTGGGAAGGGCGGGAATATTTTACAGCAATAAAGCGGAAATAACGGGTATATTCACAGCAACTGGCGAATGGACTGTTGCGGGGTGGGTCAATGCGAATAATCTTTCTAGTGAGGTAGCAGGTATTCTTAGCACCACAAAGAACACGGGAAACAATGGTGGTTTATATGATTTTTTAAATATAACTTTTAGATCGGGCGCTCAGGCGATGCAGAATGAGTTGAAAGTCCCTGGAAATGTTGGGGCATTTTATCGATCTGACGTTGACGTTAAATTTGAGGCTCTTAATCGTCCCGAAGAAGTTGTTGTTGGCCCACTAGACATAAATGTAGACGGTTTCGAGGTTCGCAATGACGCTGAAACCCTTGACTTTGGATCTGCTTTAAGTCCAACTTGGTATTTTTATGCTATAACTAATGAAGGTAAAGGGACTCTTAATCCAGATTGGGAAGATCCAAGTTACGGCACACGCTTGAGGGCTTATGTTGGAAATGGGCCACTACTTAATAAAACTGAAATCCCAAGAAATAGATTTTTTAAAAATCAAGAGGCCAGAGATTCGGATGGATTTATTCCCCAACACTTTATGCTGGGTGGTATCCCTTATAACACTGGCTCAGGTCACGCTTCCATGAATGGTGAACTTGGTCCTTGGGCAATTTGGAATAGATCTTTAAATGATGAAGAAATAGATTTTTTATACAAGGATATAGAAAACCCGAAAGAAACACCCGAGGAGCAGCGGATTAACTTCGTGCCTCGCCCTTTCCATGAATGCACTGGTCAACGCACGGGCGTAACAGGCATTGTTAATGGAAGCGGCTTGATTGGTTGGTGGGACATGACCACAGGAGACCCACTCAATAAAGGTGGTATCGATGGCGGTTATACGGGTTTGGTTGATAAGTCTGAGAATAATTACTTTTTAACTGGGTCGGGTTTTTACAACACTGGGCAACACCCCTTTGTTGAACTTGATGTTTTACAAAAAATTAAAAACCCAAGCTCACCATATCCACGTTTTGGTGGGTACCCAGGAACAGATGGTTTTGGATATGGACAAGGAGTACAAGCTTAAAACTCTCAAGGGCGCGTTTCGCAAAATTCAAGAAATCGGGAATAAAAACCCTACTATTGAAGCGTGTGGTTTTATAGGGTTTGATCAAGAAGACGAGTGTTTTGTTATCAAGGAGGAGGATAATAACTCCCCCTCTCCTAGTGAATTTTTTTTAATTGATCCAATTAATTATCTTTTATTTAAAGACCAGTATGAAATGGTGGGCCTTTTTCATAGTCACATCATGGGTGACGAAGAACCTTCTGAATTTGATATTAAAATGTCTCAAAATTGCTGCCTACCCTTCTTAATTTATTCTTTAAATACAAAAAAAATACATATTTATGAGCCACAAAATATCGAATGTAATGTAAACATAGTGAGAAGGATGAAGGCGCTCGTATGACAACTGTAAATTTACATGGACTTTTAGCGAAAGAGTATGAAAAAAAATTCGTTTTAAAGTTGGCCAAAGCTGGAGATGTAATTAGAGCCATCGATTGCAATAGAAAGGGATTTCTTCGCCGCGTAAACGAACTCAAAAGAGATGGCCTACATTATGAAATCGTAGTTAACGGTGGTAATACGGCTAGGGAAATAGAACGTATTGATCTGGTGCCAATGATAGTGGGATCGGCTGGAGTGGGTGCGTCTGGCATGAGCGGAGGCATGAACTGGGGTGGCCTATTCACCAATTTAGCAATTGGAGTAGGAACCGCCATGTTGAGTAAGGCTTTAAAGCCCAAACCTGAACAAAGACCTGATGTCGGGGGGACTGTAACTACTGACACAACGCCAACCAACGATGATCCCGTTACATTTCAATCAAGAGCAGCAGTGGCATCTATGCTGTTTAACAATGTGTCTAATCTTGCATCACAAGGCGAACCAGTACCTATTGGCTATGGCCGATTAAAGCTTGGATCATCAGTTATTCAAGCCACTATTAAATCCTTTCCGATGTCACACAAGACTGCGCTGGCATTTCAGCAAAATCCTTTTGGTGATTTCGAAGAGACTGATTTCCAACAGATTTATACTGCGGGGGAAAGGGACGAATGAAGCATATTAACAAAAAGATAAGGCTCGCTGGGGCTGGCAGCACCCTCCGCTTTCGCGGCAACCCCCCAGGCGTTTCAAATCGCCAACAGGGTAGGTTTCCGAATAGAGATGGCGGGAGCAGTAGTGGTGGTGGTGGTGGTGACAAGAAAAAAGTCAACACCAAGCACAACTCTAAAGGTCCTGAGATCATACCGCCAATTTATTTGCCGCCACAACTTGGCTCACAGCAATATGGCGCATCTCACAGTTACGCAGAAACAATCGATTTGCTCACCGATGGGCCAATCGCTGGTATAGTAAATCAGAATGGTTTTATTTGTGATGGCGGTAATATTATGCAAGGTATATATCTTGATGATACGCCCATCGCCGTTACCGACAACAGCACTATTGCTGGTTACTTTGACTTGGGTTCAGCGAGTGATCCAACGGGAGCGCTACAATTCAACGATAACAAACTGATTTCAGGCTTCTTTGAGGAACTGAAGGGTGTTGGTAATTTGGGTGGCGCCAACGGTTGGAACCCGACTGCGCCGCAGTCATTGGTGACCATGGGTGTTAAGTGGGGTGGCCCGCGTCCTATACGCATTCGTAATAATATAGGCTCTTACGAACTTTTTACTCATACCAGCAATGGCAGTTGGCCCGTGCGTAGAACAGGTGGACACTTTAACGCAAACTACAATCAATACCAAACCGTCTGCCTTTACACGGACAACGCTACCGTGGAGGATTCTAAATTCATGTTTAGTGTTGGTAATCTAGCGCGTAACGTTCACCTTTGGGGGATGCGTGGCGCGTCCAGCGCTAGGCAACACCTCAAATATAGTCCGTCCGCATTAACACCCTCAGAACAATACGGTAATCCAAAATGTGGTTTACAGGCTAATTTGGATTTAATTTATAATAACTTTTACTCTCAAACAGAAAATAAACACCAAAGAGAATTAGCAAGAAGGGTTTTGGGAAGATTGGGGGATGGATACCCTGAACAACCGCTTGGGCAGAGATTAAAGGATGTCTTAAACGCAAGCTCTTCGCGTAACTGTCATGTTGTTTTGAGACCAGATAAAACACAGGCGGGCATAGCTGGCATGAACTTATTGAATGGTGGAAAGCTTATGGACTACAGCTTTAAGCTGTTTAATTCGGAGGGAACGAGTGTTTTCTCGGGCATGAATGATGTGTTTATTTATGATTTCATTTGTCCCGAAATAAATACCGACGGCACTCTTACGGGACAAGTTGAGGGTTTTATAATCATATCCTTTCGATGGTTAGAGGGAACCATGAAGGGTGGGAACTTCGGTAAAAAGACCGCTAACTGGGCGCGAGCCTATGGGGTTTCCGATAAAATAACCGATGCATTTAGAACCACTTCATCTCTTCATTACAGCAGAGATCTACCCACGGCCAAAGGCATTAATACTTTAAAATTTAATTATTCGAATGTTTTAGCGGAATATCGTGCAGGCACTGAAGATCAAGTGCCTCTAAAGTATTTTAACCATGTATTTATTGATCATGTTTATGATACGCCTCTGTATGGCCCATTTAAACCAGGTAGACCTGCTCAAAGTGTTGCGACAAACCGAAACATGTTAACTTCGCCACGCTCAAGAATAGCGACGGCGAACGGACTTCCCGTTAATGAGGGTAGTGAGGACACAAGGGGTCGGGGAAGACATAGATATGATTACGCCAACTGGGCAAAGGATTCGCTCCCAGATTTTGAGGAAGCGGCAATTACACAAACACATATCGTTCTGAATCCAAATGTTGACTCTGTTTTCGTTACGTTAAACGTGGGAGCGCTCAGAGATACGCTTCAAACTCAAATGCGTGGTGTAAGAGGCGCCCAAGGATCAGATGGAACCCTAAACCCAGGAGCAGTGTTTCCATCAATATTGAACGTTAGCGTCACAACGGGCATGATTGATGAGAATGGAACTAAAACCCCCCATAAAACACGAAACTATCGTATTATGGCGGTAATTGAATCTAATACTCTGATTGATATAGGTAACCCCGACGGAATACCCGAGACATACACTTACGTTGAACCACTTGGAGATGCAGAGAACCTAGTTACACCAATACCCCTCCCCGCACTAAATCAAGAAAATATAAAGGCACACAGAGATGCCAATTTAAACACAAGTGTGGTCATAAAGCCTGATGAGCATATATCGACGCAGAGATATGTGGAAGTTGCAAGATTATCGACGGAGACAAATTCGGTTTTGATTACCAAGTCGGTTGATCTCAGTAAAGTTACAGAAATTATACCTGTTAATTTAACTTACCCTTTTTCCACGCTCGTTGGAACGAAGCTGGATTCACGCTCGTTTGGTAGTATACCTATTCGCAGCTTTGATTGTAAATTAAAAAAAGTAAAAATCCCAAGTAACTACAAGCCAATGGCGCCCAATGGGCAAGATAAAAGGTATTTCTTAACGCAGGGTGAATTCGATGACGCTTTAAAGGAAAATAAATTAATTTATGATGGCGATTGGGATGGAACATTCGATGAAGAATTACAATGGACCGATAATCCCGCGTGGATTCTGTATGATCTACTTACTAGCACTCGATATGGTCTTGGGCAACATGTGGATGAAGACACAATCAATAAATGGCAACTCTATGAGATAGGTCGTTTTTGTGATGCTGTCGATGATAATGGTTATTTTCTCGGAGTTCCAGATGGTCACGGGGGAAGGGAGCCACGCTTTTCCTGCAATATAGTTTTTGATGCGGGTCTGAAAATATATGATGCCATAAACACGATAGTGGGGCTGTTCAGGGGGTCAGTTTTCTATAACAACGGTGAAATTAATTTTGTTGACGACCGCCCAAGAGAAACCGTAACACTCTTCACGAATGAGAGTGTGGCAGAGGGAATGTTCCACTACGCCAATAACAGACGAGATCAAACTTATAACTGTATTGAGGTTACATACACCGACAGATTTGACAGTTATATACCAAAGGTTGAAGTGGTTGAGGATGAAGATGATATTAGGAAACGCGGCTACTTTAAAAAAAGGATGGAGGCTATTGGCATTACATCTAGAGCCATGGCCAGAAGAGCCGCTCAACATCAAATTTTCAGCACAACAAAAGAAAACCAAACTGTTGCTTTTGAGGCGGGCCTAGAAAGTCTGTTGTGCCAACCTGGAGACTTAATTGTCGTTGAAGATGAGCTAAAAACCCTTAAAGAAAACTTTGGTAAGATTTTAGAGGTTAATGTAGCTGATGAAACAATAAGGTTAAGTAATACTTTTAATTCATCCGACATGACGGGCAGTTTGACTGTTTATACGCCTACAGGCAGGGACACGATAACCGAAACGGAAGATGTGGCAAAAACAAATCGACAAAGATCTATTGGTTTTACCATTACAGGAGACGTGCTTCCAACTGCCTCTAAGCCTTTCTTTTCAGGAGAATATAACTTCTCTGGATATATTCCTGGGTATTCTTACGCAACGGGTCAGTATGATCCAACGCCGCCTCAAGCTTCAGGAGCGTTTGAAGAATATGCTCTTTATACAGGAACAGGCTTTGATATCGGCGGGGTAAAGCACATGAATATGCTTTACTTCTCCACTGGATTTACAGGTTGGATTTTTGCGACAGGAACGGGCGATATTAACGTTGATAGTGACTCACAAAGCATATTTATAGCCAGTGGGACAGGAAGCACTCTCTACGATTTGGGAACTGGTGAAATGTGCAACTATGATACCAATGAAACGGATAGAAGGGGTGAGTCATATGGAGCAAGCGTATCGGGAATGTTCTCTGGAAATAATATTCTATCCAGTATAACGAAAGGATTGCTCCCTTCTGAAGTAATGCTTACTAGCCCAGCACAAACTACAGTATTAAGCGTTACGGGTGAAATTACCTTAAAGGATTACGGTTGCTTGGTATCAGGATTCACTCCAGAACAAGCGGAAATGCTTGCATTTTTGAAACTGGGAAGCACCGCCAAATTTGAAATCAAAGAAAAAGACCCATATATTTACAAGGTTTTAGCTATAAGTGAGGTTAATCCAAATCAATTTCTAATATCAGCCACAAAGTATGACACTGGTAAGTGGACATTTATCGAAGATAATATATCCATAGAAAATAAAGCCAACACTTTCGCTTACAGGGTGGCGCAATGTATTGGGGATATCTGCTACACTACTCTAGAACCCCCGAGATGGACAGGTCTAGCCACGGGAAATGGAGCAGAGTTCCAAAGCTTTTTTATTAGTGGAGACTTTACTGACCCTAACGGTGGGCCACCAATTGGCGATTCTAACGCAACAGGATTCGAGGTTACGTTGCAAGGCCCACGATACAGAGAGGAACAAGTAATATCTACTGCCAGCAGTCCGTCCGCATTGGATAGTTTTTGCGTAAAATTCGATAATTTAAATTCAATTGGCCAATATCGTTTAGATGTTAGGGCGTTGGGCAATCAAGGATCAACGAATACTAGCGATGCTTATTTTAATTCTTCCCCAGCTTCAACTGGAATGTTTGTTCTTTTTGAAGAAAACTTAATGTTTGGTAGAAGTTGGGCCGAAAAAGTTACTATACAATAAAAAATGCCTTACTATCCCTACATACCTAGCGGAACATATATTTTAGAAGTTAATCCTTCGGGCGCAACACCTTTGGCTTCTGGTGGTCTTAGTGGTATAGAAATAATGACGGGTGCTGGTGGACCACTGGCTTCTTCTGGATTTCAGACGGCAACCAACTTCTTTTTTGCTCATACTACTGGATCTGGATATCTTGCTGAACATAACCCGTCAAATATTGCCCTAGCTACAGGAACTGGTTACATTTACGGTGATGACATAAGAGGAACGGGAGATAACTACCAAATGTGGGGAACCTCAACCGCAACAGGTTTAAACAGTCAAGTTGAGCATTTTGTGGGAGCTTACGCGGAACTTACAGATGCCGCAGGGAAAACCTTAACGGGACCT